GGAACGTTGAAAATTACCGATACGGCGTGGGAGAGGGTCTTTCATATGGTCGAAAACGCGAAGTCAGGATGGGGCGGGACGAAGCGCAGGCAGACTCTTTACGTCACGAGCAACGAAGCCCCAGAGGCAATGATTGACCATCTTTCGCCGCCGAGTGACGCTTCGGGCGGAGAGCGCATCGTGCGACGGCTGCGCCAAATCTGCGACGTCGTAGAGGTGGGACTGTGATGACCGGACCACTGCCGGAAGACGTGATGACGGAGCCGCTGTTCGACGTGGATGAGCGCGTGCAACTCTTCGGCACCCATCCGGCAACAGGTGAGGTGCAGTCGCGGGAATGGTGCGGCAAGCTGTTCGGCTGGCGCTACGTGGTCCTGCTCGATGACGGACAGCAGATCGGAGCCGGGGAGATGATGCTGGCGTTGATCGAGCAGCCGGTGCGCTCCGACTTCCGCAAGGTGCTGCGGAGTCGCGGTGGCTGGGTGGCGGTGGATACCGGGCGCACGCTTCAACGCGGCAAGCGGGCTAGCGAGGGGGTAGCGCGATGATCGGGCAGGAGCTTGCCTTGGCAATGCGCCGGGCCGGTGGGGCTAGCGAGGAAGTGTTCCAGTCGCAGTGCGTGCGGGTGCAGAAACTGCTATCGGACAATGATATGCGCTTTACGCCTGAAATCGCAGCGCAATTCTCGGAACTGCTACCGTTCTGCGTGGATGATCTCGACTTCGCCAAAGTGATCGGACACGCCGAAATCGTTCTCTGGGATGAGCAGATATTCCAGGCGGCAATCTGCGGACACGAGGTTCTGATTGGCGATGCGCCGCCGCCACTTCTACCGCACCCGCCGCAGATTTGGATCAGGGACAGGGTTTATAAAGGGACCGACGAATGCGAGTTCCTTTATGGGGTGGTTATCCGCTGCGTGTTGTCCCAGATTGAGCGTTCTTGGGGAAAGTTAGGCGTGCAAATCTGCGACATCCGCACGAAGCCGGATGTTGGGCTGCATATCGTCCCCACTGACACCCTGCTACTTGAAGAGCACCCCTTGGAGCCGGGCGACTCGGCTTCACTGGCGGCAATTCTCTTCTTACGGCAGGAATGGGTGCGCACTGAACCCGTGCATTTCGCGCGTGCTTTTCGCAGGAAGTATGAACGCGAACACCGCGAAGTCCCGGCGGTGAAAACCGTTCTCTTGCGCCGCGCCGCTAAAAGCAATGATAGCCAATCAGTTAGCCAGAGTGACCGCGAGTACTCTTGTCAATGGATCGTATCGGGGCACTGGCGTAGGCAGTATTATCCCTCGAAGGGAGTGCACGCTCCGAAATATATTGCCCCGTATCCCAAGGGGCCGGAAGGCAAGCCTCTTCGCGTTCCTCGTTCGACTATCTATTTGGCGCAGAGGTAGATATGCCTGACTTTTATGGTGATCGATATCCGGGCGAAGCCTCGCTAGCGGAAGTGCTGGAGTACGCCGTTGAGGCGTTGGAACCGTTCTGGCACATGGATAACGGCCTGAGTGCGATGTGTCATGAGGACAGCCTCATTCCTGAAGGTCAGATTACTCACGGAATGCTCTGGCAGTTATCTACTGCTTACGCGCATTTGAAGCATTACGCGGAAGAACTGAAGGCGGAAACGCGATGAGCCTCACGGAAGAATGCCTGGCTCCTGATACCCAGGACCGTAACCCGGATTACGTGCCGGAGCCAGCGAAACGCTGCACCTGCTGCCTGCGGCGGGGCGTGCGGCTGCTCTGCCAACGCTGCGAAGCCGACCGGGACTGGCGGCGCTGGGTGGCGGAAGCGGCAGCGCGGCATAGAGGGGAGTGGGTGGCATGGACGCCTGGCGAGGAGTAGCAACGCTACGCGGGCCTGCCGCCAGTCAGGGATCAAAACGACTGGGTCGCAACCGGAAGACGGGCAAGCCGATGTTGCTGGATGCCAGTCCGCGCACGCGGGAATGGCGGGACCTGCTGACGTTGGAGATGCGGAAGTGCGCACCGCCCCAACCGCTTGACGAGCCGGTGTTCGTGCAGTTGACGATATTCGTTCAGCGCCCACTCAGCCACTACGGAACAGGGCGCAACGCCGACAGGTTGAAGCGCGGGGTGCCAGATATCCCGAAGACTGGACTGGATACAGACAAGGTGTTACGCGCCTGCAATGACGCGGCTAAGAACGCGGGTTGGTTTGTAAATGATTCGAGGGTCGCGGAGTGCCACGTTCGGCGCTGCTACGCGGAAACCGAGGGCGTGGTCGTGGAAGCGTGGGCATTGGAGAGTCATTTCGCCACCTCCACTGCGGAGCGGGCGGCGACCCCGCGCGGGAGGGTGGCGAGGTGAAGAAGTACTTCCAGAACGAGTGGGTGACGTTGTACCACGGGGATTGCCTGGAAGTTCTGCCGCGCCTGCCTGCAAGTAGTATTGGCTGTGTCATCACTGATCCTCCGTATGGGGTGAACTACGAGAGCACCTGGCGGAAGGAGAGCTTTGGAGTGATTGCGGGCGACAAGTCGCAGGATGTGGCAGTCCTTGCCCTGCGTGAGTGTCAGCGGGTGCTGCAAAACAAGGCGCACGTTTACACCTTCGGGCAGTACGATCTGACCGGGCTGAACTACACCGCGCCTGTCGAGCTGATCTGGGACAAGGGAACGCAGAGTGTCGGAAACCTCAATTGCCCGTGGGGGCCTGCCCACGAATACATTCAGTTCCGCGTCTTCAACAACTCCAAGCAAAACATCGCGAACGGTGAAGGCAACCTCACGGCGAAGATGCGGAAAGGTTCCGTCCTGCATGTGCCTGCCATTCGGGGCGGTTCCGCCACCCGGCACCCGACCGAAAAGCCAGTTCAACTCCTTCGCGAACTGATTGAGTCCTCTAGCCGCTTTGGCGACACGATCCTTGATTTCTTCGGAGGCGTGGGGTCAACCGCAGTGGCGGCGATGCTGGAAGGCCGCAAGTGCATCCTCATCGAGTTAGAGGAACGCTACCTGGAAATTGCCGCCCGCCGACTTTCGCAGAGCGTTCTCCCGCTGGAATTTGAGGTAGCCGCGTGATGCCCCGCCACTATCGCCCCGGCCAGCAGCGGGCAGCCAGGGCGACTTACACCCCTAGCCCCGGCGAGCGACCCGCCCGGAAGCAGCGAGCGTGGGTAGGGCGGGAGATGCAGCGAGTGATGGAGATCTGATGGAGCCAGAGGAGAAGCGCAAATACCCGCCGTTCCCGCTCTGCCCGGTGTGCGGCCAGAAGTTGGGTCAGAACGGGCAGTGGATGGCTACCAGCTACGTTTGTGGCTACCAGGTGCATTCGCCGGAGTGTTTTCGGCAAGCGGAGCGGGTAGCGCGGGCGGCGTTGCAGGCGCAGTATCCCGGTTGCGCGGTAGGAGAGCGGGCGGTGTTGCCAGCGCCGGAGCTAGGCGGGCTGTTCGACTGGCAGGCAGAGCCGCCTGTTCAGAGAGCTTTGGAGATTTGAGATGACGCAAGCAGAAATGAAGCTAGCCGCGCACTTATTGCGACAGGCATCGGACACATACGGCAACCACGGCTGCAATGACCTGGATTTGGTTGAGGTGCTGCCCGATCTAGCTGATCGGCAATACGTGATGAAGCGGCTCTGGGATTACAACGGCACGCCGGAAGATTACGACCCAGACGACTGCGACGGAGCGCACGACGCAGTGATGATGGGCTTCCTGGCCGACGAACTGGACCGGGCCGCGCAGTGGTGCCCAACTGCGGCAGAGCAGGCGCAGTTGCCCGGTTAACCACGCACGCACAGCACGGTTTAGCACGGAGGAGCGACCCCATGACCATCGCGATAGAGACGCTGAAGGATGAAGCCGCCGACCCCGCGCCGCCAGCGACCGAGGAGCCGCAGGGCGGGGAGCAGGCACTACTCGGAAGCTTACGAACTAGGGCGAAGCTCCTGAAAGGGATCCCTGTTAGCGATGAAATAGTGGCGCTTCTCGCCGCCTATGACGCATCCCGCTCTCAGGTGGCGCGGCTGGAAGCGGAGTTGCGGGAGGCGCGGCAGAACTTCGAGAGCGTGCGCGGGAGCTTCCAATCGGCAAGCGAGACGATCCTGCAACGAGAGGAGGCGATCCGCTGCCTGACACAGGAGCGCAACGCAGCCCGCCAGGAACGGGATGAGGCGCGGGGCGAGTTGAAGGCTATCGACCGGGCACTGTGGCCGAACCTCGAGTTCAAAAGGGAGAGCCGTGCTGGCTGCATCACCCGGTTGTTCACCGCCCTCAATGATGCTCGCCTGACCCACCTCCGCGCCCACCCGCTAGCCCAGCCTGCGCCTGTGGAGCCGGGCAGGATGGCGCAATTAGCAGAGCTAGCCAAGCGGTGGGAGCAGGCGCAGGAAGCGGCAAACACTTACGCTTCAGCGCGCTGGGACAGTGACGGGGTTCCCAGATGCGCAACCACTGCCCAGGATGAGGCGGAGATGGAGCGGCTTCAGGCGGCGTCAGAACTGGCCCAGACCGCCTATCTGGAAGCGGAGAAGGCAATTCCCGGCAGTGGGAGCATCAGTGAACTTATCCTGCTCTCCCTGGCTGAAGGTCGCGCCCAGCCTGCGGAGCCGGATGCGTGCGGGGATGGAAAGCGGTATCGGCTTTGCACGGACGCGGACGGGCATTTCGTGGAAGACGAGCGGGAACAGGTAGTCGGATATTTCGCTTTCGACCTGTCAGGAGAGGGCGACTACCGCGAGTGGAACCGGGCGCAGTTAGGGCGGGCCAAGCTGTTCCTGCGGGCACTCACCCAGGAAGACCAGGGCACCAGTCTTGCCGCCGAGGTGGAGCGGCTGCGGGGGATCATCTTCGAGGCTGTTCGGGCACGCCACGCTCACGAAATCAAGAAGATGCTTTTTGAGACAGCGCGGGGCGAATACCACATCGCGGAAACTTGGGATCAGGAGGCCCGCCGCACCCTTAGCCGAGCCGTGGACGAACACGAGCAACCCGGCTTTGTGCTAGGCGTGGGCGTGCCGGAGCCGGAAGGGGCGGTGAGCTGAGATGGCGACTGATGATCTGAACCAACGAGTTATTCAGAGGAATATGGCCCTGGCGTCCACTCTGCGAGAGATTGCCGAGTTTGCAAAAGCGCATCACCACGAGCAGCCGACCCACGAACTACTGTATGCGCTGACCGTGGACATTCCAGAGATGTGCGAGAAGGCGATGGGGCGCTGGGTATTTCCAGTTTCCGCTACACCCACCCAGGAGACCCCCTGATGCCCACGCAGACCCCAGAGCAGGAGATGACGCTGGCCGAGGCGGTGGCAGTGCTGAATGAACGACGGCATCGGGGCTTTGACGATCTCTTTCCGGGCTGGGAGGTAATGACCGACAGCGCTGCCGGACCCTACGTGAGAGCCATTCCCGCCCGCTGTAAGTATTTTTCCGCCTTTGAGGCCATCGCCATTGCCGAGAAGTACGAGCGGCTACGCGCCAGGGAGACCCCGGAGCGGGAGAGGACCGCAGACGAGTTTTCAGACGGGATTGACCGGAAAGCAGCGGTGGCGAATCGTGGCTGATCTACGTGCCTTTCTTCAAATCAACAACCCCGCTGTCAGCGATGATGATCTCCTCCGCGCCCACCGGTCGGTGCAGAAGTTCTTGCGGACGCGGCAGGTCCGGGCGTCTCCGTGGGTAGATCGGGAACTGATGGAAGCCGAGAGTTTGCAGGCGTTGTGGGAAGCAGCGCAGACCTATGACCCCAGCCGGGGCGCGTCTCTCGTCACCCACGCCGTCAACCTCGCCCGCCGCAACTTCCAATACCTCTACCGGCAGATGTGGCCCGGTGGACAGGCGCAGTGGAACCGGCGGATAGACGCCGCGCGGTACGCGCAAGCGTTTGACGGCAACCTGGATGCTCCGCTGGAATTGGAGGGCGGGGAGCGGGAGTTGAGCGAGGACCTGGAGAGTGCGGCGGCACCGGACGATACGGAAGCCATGGTGCTGCTTCGCACGGAGTATGAGCGCGTGCTGACGGCCTGCGCTGCGACGTTGACGCCCAAACAGCAACAGCGGCTCCTGGTGTGGGTGGAGACCGGCTGTTGCGGTGCGGCGAGCCGCGAGTTAGGCATCAGCCGGGGGATGGTGGCGAACAGCGTGTATCTGGCGTTGGGCAAGTTGCGCGCAGAATTGGGGGTGGCGGGGTGAGCGCAGAGGTGAGGACTCTTGACCGCGCAGGCCGCCTCTGCCTCCCCTCGGAGTGGGCGGCAGGCCGGGAGCAGGTGGCGCTCATTGCGCTGCCCCGGCGGACGATTGGCATCGTAGGCGTGGAGCAACTGGCAGCGATGCGGGCAGCGGCAACGGCGGAGCAGCGGGTGTATCTCCGCACGCTGGTTTCCATCGCTTCCACGACGGTTTGCCGCCGCGTCACGATCCCCGCCGACCTGCGGCAGGCGTGCAGCTTTGGACCGTTGGAAGAGTTGGTGATCGCTGATTGGGAAGACCCGTGGGGCTGGACTCTGCGGGTAATGGCGAGCAGTCAATGGAGCCGGGAAGTGGGCGACCTGTTTGCCATTGCCCAGCGGCCCAGCTTCCCGGTTCCGCGCGGAGAGTGGGCCAGAGTAGGGGTGGCTTTGTGACCACGGGTCTGTTAGTCGAGTCTCGGGAGCCGGAGGCGTATCTAGACGCCCTCACCGACTGGGAGGATGCCTATTACCTCGCCGCGTAGGCCGAGAAAACAGCGGGAGAGTTGCGCGACCTGTTACGCCGACTCTGCGCCCGCTACGGAGTGCCGGAGTTGAGGTTGGAGATGCAGGCGGGCACGGCGAGTGATTGCCTCAACGCGGAGCGGATACGAATCTGCGCCGACCGCCCCAATGGCCTGGAGTTGTGTCACGAGTTCGCCCACGCGCTGCAATGGCAACTGTGGGCGCGCGGGCTGATCCACCTACCGGAAAGCACGGAAGGGCACGGTGCTTCGTTTGTCGGGGTGCTGGTCGTGCTGATGGAGGCGGTCTATTTCTACGATGCCAACCGCGCCAAACGAGCAGCGGAAGCGGCGGGCCTGCTGTGCTGGCAACCGTTCCGAGTTCGCGAGTTGCTAGAGCTATTGAAGACGACGGAAGTCAGCCGTTAGCCAGCCACCGAGGGCGCGAGGAAGGGGTGGGGAGTGATGGCGATTATTGATGTGCGGCTGAACACAGAAAACGGCAAGGTGCAGATCGTAACTTCCGGTCGCACAAGTCTAAACGAATGGAAGCAGTTGGCGGCAGAACTTGCGAAGAAAGTCTTCGATTTAGAAGACCAACTTGCAACGTCAAACGCTGCCACCACCAACCCCTGCGCCACCTCTGGCGGGTAGGAGGCGGGAGCGGGGTTGATCGCTATAATTCCAAGGAGTGGGCATGGTTCAGTTTCTTATTCAGACATTCTTTCCGCCCAATCGCCTCTCAGATCGGGAAGCGTTGACGCTCGAAATCATTCGTCGGTTAGGACTAGCGAAACCGCTGGATATTCACCGCGAATTGCGAAAGGTGCAGGGAAGGGAGCCAGCCTTGGCTGCGATTTACACAGACCTTGACCGGCTGGAAAAGAAAGGCCGCATTTACTCCCACTTGGAGAAGGGCGGGCCGGAACGGTGCGGGCGACCGGTGCGGGTATGCTGGGCTGCGGAAAGGGAGTAACCACGATGCGAGAAAGCGGCTTGTCTTGGATTTGCGAGACTCTGAATGTCAAACTGCGCGCGTCTCGCGTCCTCCGGCTCCTGTGGGTGGATGGATACTCCACTCAGGCGGTAGCGGTAGAAATGGGGATGTCGCGGCCTGCCGTGGCAATGTGTTCCGGTCGGCACCTGCGGAAAGCGGAATTGCGGGCACGGGCCGCGCAAGAGGCGGAAACGCAGGTTTTGGAGTTGCAGGTCGCGGTCAAGAACCTTCAGCGCAAGGAGTCGAAGGGAGAAGCTGACGATCTGGACCGCTATCAAGTAGCGCGGCTGGAAGAGGCTTGCACCGTGGATGTCCGCCTGCTGGCGATGGAGGCCATTCTGTGGCGGCAGCACCTGTTAGATGACGCGCCGGTAGACCACGAAGCTGACCCTGACGCTTTGCCGCCCCCGTTGGGATTGGACAAACACGCCCGTGAGCTACTTCGGTCGATGAAGGGGCCGCGTAAGAAGACCCCGCAGACGCCAGAGTATGACGCGAACGGGCGACGCGTGGGTGCACCTGCCGTTCTGGTGTCTGGCTATGAAGCAGAGCAACTATGCCGACAAGTCAGCGCGCGGCACGGAATTACTTTCGAGATAGCGAATCCACCATTGTGATGGTTGACACTACCTAAAAAAAGCGATAAGTTACGGGTAACCGTGGCCCCCATTGTCTCTGGACGTAGGGGCCACACCGCATTTTCTGCCACCCGGAGCAGGCCGGTTCCCTGCATCGCGGAGTGTGAAGCGATGGGCGGTGGAGACTGAAGGTTTTGAGCGGAGCAATTGCGCGTGTGGTGTATCGGTAGCAGCGCAGTCTACAGGGCTGTGGGCCGGTTCAATTCCGGGCGCGCAACAGAGAGGTCGTCTAAGGGTAGGACGCTAGCCTGAGCGGGCTAGAAATGGGGTCCCGAAAGGGCGGTAGTGCGCTCACACTTCCGGTTCGAATCCCCCGCTCTCGATTATCGGAAGGGCCGCGTAGTTCATCGCTACGCGGCCCTTCCCTGTTTCTGACCACCAACTAACTAACCAACCGCACGGACGGGGGCAGTGCTACGAACACGACCCCCACCCGCCGAGCAATGGGGGCACTCGCGTGCAACCCCTGCTCTCACGAAGAAGTCTCGGACAAGGAGACGACTCCGCATGAATCCATTGTGTTGGGACGCTGGTGCGTGAGAGTCCTGCGCCGAGGAATTCTCCGTTTCGCAGCAAACCCATCCTGACTGCTCAGGCCATTATGTTCGGCTGGAAGTTTTCTCTCCGGCGCAGCGCAGAGCGGTTGTGGCTAATCGTGCTTTTCGGGACCCCGGAAGTTGCCGGAGTCGGCAGCGGCCTGGCAGCATTGAGCATGGGCTTGCGCTACGCCTGGCCTGACCAGGTGTTCGACGTTAACCCGCGCTTCTTTCGCCCGATGAGCGACCTGGCTCCCGAATGGGCCTGGGCGATTCTGATGATTGCCGTGGGTACGGTGCAGATTTTCACGGTAGCGGACGGCAATCGCTCGGTGCGTCGGAGCGCAGCGATGGCGGGGGTTCTGCTCTGGGCTTTCCTGACCGTGATGTATGTCCGGGGAGATGTACGAGCCCCGGTGATCCCCCTGTTCCTGCTAGGAGTGGCGGCTAATGCTTGGAAGTATCTGCGCCTCTCCTCCTGGTGGAATGCGGAGTTTGAAGTCACGGCGGCACCTGATCCTGAAGGACGGGGACGCGAACTACACGACCGCCATGATCGCCCTGGCGACGGCGCTGTTCGTGAAGGGCCTTGACCTGCTCGGCGGGCTGTTCGGGGACCGCCGCAAGCGCAAAGCCGAGGAGGATGAACGGGCGCAGGAAGCAGCCCTGGCAGCGCGGGTAGAGGATCGGAAAGACGCCCGTGATATTGACCGGGAACTCCGGGGGCGGCTGGAACGGGTTGAGGCGAAGTACGAAAGCCTCTACGAGAAATACCTCACCGAGCGGGAGTTGCGGCTCAAGGCTGAAGCCAAAGAGGCGGTAATGCTGGTGCGGCTGGAGTCGGCAATGGGGCAGATTACCTCCCTACAGCACGATTTCCAGAAGGCGCAAGAGACGATTTCCACTCTCCAAAACCAGGTGGAAGAATTGCGCACCCGGGTCCCGCTGGGGGAAGACACGTGATCCGAGGGATAAGCGGGCTGGTTCTCCTGATGGCAGCGGCGTTGCTGCTGTTCACTGCGTGGAATGCGCGAGCGAACCGGACGGGGACTGGCAAACCGCCTCTCGTGCAATGCGTGGCGTTGACGCGGAAGAAGGCGCGCTGTCTGAACGCGACCCGCAATGCCGACCGGCTGTGCTGGATTCACCACGCCCGCGCCCAGGCTTCCCAAGTGCCCCGGAGCAAATGACATGACCGAGGAACAGCTTGGTGGCTGCATTTTCGCCCTGGCGCTAATCGCCCTCCCCCTGTGGAAGTACCTCGTCTATCTCCAGGCAGAGCGCGAGCGGGCGGAGTTTCGGGAACGGTTGCGAGGTAAGTGAGATGTCTCTCCTGCGCCTGATCCTCGGATTGCTGCTTCTGGCCTGGGTCGTTAGCCTTGCGCTCAACGTTGGCGGCTGGCTGATCCACCTGATTTTGATTGTAGTCCTACTAGGCATCGCCTACGACTGGCTGACCGGCAGGAGACCGCCTCTGTGAGAATGCGTGAACGTCGGGCCATCTCGGAGAATGCGGCCCTCAACCAGTCGGTTATTCGTGTGTTGGGTGCCGTGGCCCTGATCCTTTCCGCGGGCGCGATTACGCTGGCCTGGAACCGCATCCCGCCGCCCGACTGGATGGGCAACGTGGTGAACGTGCTGGTTGGCGGCCTGATTGGCTACCTCGCGAAGGACATCAAGCAACCGGCCCATCCTACCGTTTCGGCTCCAGATGCCCAAACGGTCAACGTGGACGCCACCGGCGGTACGGTGGAAACGCCTATTGACCCTATGGGAAACGCCAACCCCGCGCCGCCTTCAACCCCGCTCCCTGGCTCCCAGGCGGAGGACCGGACGGGTAGGGGAGAGCGTGGATGAAAGACACAAAAGGTCCAAGCTACTTCGCATGGATGATTGAGCAGAGAGCGCACCCTAAAGGCTGCCTGTGCGCGGAATGCTACGAACGGATTATGCGCGAGGCGCGAGCAGCCGGACGGAATGCGGCAAGGAACGCCTCTAATCGCGAAGACCGGACAGTTAACCTGCCGTCGCTGGGAGATAGGTCGTGAGTGAGATGCCTGATCACTTTCGACCCCGGCGAGGGTTGTCCGAAGGGGAGTGCCGACGGCGCAAGGTGCTGGAGCAGACCCGCCAGCACGCTTTGAACGCCGCCACCCTGGAGCAGCCCTACGTCCCCGGCGAAGACCGCGATCCTAGTTGCATCGCCCGTCTCTCTCGCGAAATCGAGGCGCTGAAGGCGGAGCGGGATGGGCTGCGGGAGCGCGTGGCGGAGTTGGAGAGAGAGCGACAATGACGATCTCTAAAGACCAAATCTTCTTCGTGTTTGACGTGGAGAGCATCGGCCTGCACGGTGAGGGCTGGGCTGTCGGATGGGTAATGATCCAGAACGGCAAGGAAATTGCTTCGGCGGGTTACTCGTGTCCTCCAGCCGAAGCGGCGGGTGATGACGAAGGCCGCGCCTGGGTTGAGGCGAATGCCCACGGTGGCCCTGGTTACTGTCGCACCCCCTATGAGGTGCGTCGCGAGTTCTGGGATGCCTGGGGATACGGTAAGAGCAGGGGCGCGATACTCGTAGCAGACTGCCCTTGGCCGGTAGAGGCCCGGTTCCTGCTGGCGTGCATCGAAGACAAGCCAGAGCGAGCGGCGGATGGGCCTTATCCTCTCATTGACGTGGCAAGCGTACGGTTAGCAACGGGGTTGGACCCATTAGGGACCGAGGAGCGACTGCCTGCCGAACTTCCCGTTCACAATGCGCAGAGCGATGCTCGCCAATCGGCACGATTGCTGATGGAAGCATTGGAAAAGGCCCAGTATCCGCTGCACGAAGTGGCTCAAGGGCCACCGGTTGTGGTTTAGCCTCCACCCACAACCCACCCCCTCTCCAGCAGCCTCCACACCGGGGCTGCTTTTTCGTGAGTCGACAAACACCAATGGCTGATAACTGGCAGGGCTTCCACGAGGGCGAATGGCCCACAGACCAACTCTCGGAGCATTTCACCTGGCACGAGGTTGCCTGTCGCCACTGCGGGAAGCTGCCGAAGAATCTCGACGCCGTTCGGAACACTGCTCAAATGATGGAGAAGGTGCGCCACGTCCTCGGCGGACATCCGGTGTTCGTCTTCTCCTGGTTCCGCTGCCCCTTCTATAACGCGAAGGTCGGCGGGGTAGCAAACTCGGTTCACCTGTCCGGTCGCGCTGTGGATCACATCGTCAAACCGATTGGTGCCCGCAACGAGCAGAAGATTCTGAAGCCGTTCTGGAAAGGAAATAACCTTCCAGTCCCAGAGAAGTTCAAGGCGCTGGGCAAGTTCCTCATTGGTGGCTTCGGGAAATACGCCACGTTCACACATCTCGATAATCGCCAGGATGGCCCCTCCACCTGGAACGGCTAGTCTCCACCTCCCACCACCTCCCGCCTAGCCGACCGCCAGTCACCGGGATGGGGGCGGGGTGAGCGTCACTTAGCGTAACTTTCTGATGAGCGCAACGCAGGAAAAGGCAATAAACCTTACCGTAAAACAGAGGGATTTCATCCGCTACTACCTGGGCCGCGCAAATGGTAACGCCACTGTGGCGGCGCGGTTGGCGGGCTATGGTTCACCCAAAGAGCGCGGGTGCGAACTCACCCACAATCCCACTGTGGCCGCTGAAATCAAGCGGGTGTTAGACGAGCGGGCGATGCCTGCTAACGACGTGCTAGCGCGTTTGGCTGACCAGGCCAGAGGCCCATCGATTTATCTCCGCGCTGCTGGCGAGCGAGTCTATATTGACGCTGAGGGGATGCTGGAAGACGGGATGGGGCATCTCATCAAAGGGGTGAAGGAGACTGTCACCAAGGATGGCGACCGCATCCAGACAATTGAGTTTGCGGACTCGCAGGCGGCTCTTGTGCATCTAGGCCGACACCACAAGCTTTTTACCGACAAGGCGGAAGTGACCGGTGCGGACGGTGAGGCATTCACTGTGAAAGTCATCTCTGGCGTGAGCCTGGACGACCTGTAATGGCCGTCTACCAGATTGCGGAGTTGCGGGACGGAGAGAAGGGCGGGTTTGCTCCGAGGGGTGCGGTGAAGACGCTCTGGCAATCCCGAGATTTTGAGACGATAGTAGCGGGACCTGCCGAGACGGGGAAAACCTGGGGTTGCTTGCAATACGCCGACGCGCTCCTGTGGAAGTATCCCGGCGCGCAGGGTGTTATGGCGAGGAAGACCTACGCCTCTCTCGTCGCCTCCGCTGTACGCACCTATTCCCGTATCATCGGCAACCACTCTCCGATCAAGCCCTATGGCGGTGAGAAGCCAGAGTGGTTTCAATATCCGAATGGCTCTCGATTGTGGGTGGCGGGTCTGGATAATCCCGGCAAGGCTCTCTCTACCGAACGCGATTTCATTTACATCAACCAGGCTGAAGAGGTTTCCCTAGACGACTGGCAAATCCTCACCACGCGTTGCACCGGACGCGGCGCGACGATGCCTTACACCCGCATCTTTGCCGACTGCAATCCCGGCCCGCCGTCTCACTGGATCAAGCAACGGGAATCCCTGCGGCTCCTAGAATCCCGCCACGAAGACAACCCCACGCTTTACGATGACGATCTGCACCTGACGCCGCAAGGCGAGGTGACGATGAACATTCTCGGAGCGTTGACCGGAGTTCACCTCCAGCGGTTGCGGTTCGGGAGGTGGGTTCAGGCCGAGGGCGCGGTGTACGAGGAGTGGGACGCCGCAGTTCACATCGTAGACCAACTACCCAAGGGCTGGGAGACGTGGCGGAAGATACGAGCGATTGACTTCGGGTTTACTAACCCGTTTGTCTGCTTGTGGATTGCCATTGATCCCGATGGGCGGATGTGGGTGTACCGCGAAATCTACATGACCGGGCGCACCGTGCGCGACCACGCGAAGCAGATTCGGGAGTTGTCGGAAGGCGAGACTTACGAAGCGACTCTTGCTGACCACGACGCTGAGGATCGTGCCACGTTGCATCAGGAAGGCATTCCCACCCGCGCTGCCTATAAAGGCATTACGGTGGGCATTCAGGCGCTACAGGAGCGATTACGGAAGGCGGGCGACGGGAAGGCCCGGTTCTTTGTTCTTCGGTCGTGTTTGGTCGAGCGGGACGACTCTCTCCATCGCAAGCGCCAACCCTGCTCCATCTTGCAAGAGCCGGAAGTATACGTATGGCCGCAAGGCGTAGATGGCAAGCCGGTGAAAGAAGCGCCTGTTGATATGAACAACCACGGGTTGGACGCGGCGCGGTATGGTGTGGCGTACGTGGATAAGTTGCCTCGGGCGCGTGAGATGCAGTTCCTCTAAACACTATGGCAGGCATTCTCACGAGTTTTAGCGAGGCGATCAAAGCCGCGTCGTTTGTCTACGGCAAGACACGTGGAGCCGCTTCCGGCTTCCCGTGGGGCTGGGGCCGCTTCGACAACCTGACGGACCCCTACCCGCGCTGGCAATACAACGGCAAGCAGGGAGACGCGTTCGATGTGACGGCGAGCGCAGGCAACCCAGCGGATAACTCCGCCGTGGTCATCTGCCTGGGGAAGATCGCGAACGTCTTCCCAGAGCCGCGCCTGCAAGTGGTCGAACTCGACTCAGATGGCAACTGGCAGCCGGTAGAAGACCACCCGGCGCTAGACCTGCTCTCGGAACCGAACCAGCTAGACGACTTCGGCAGCCTCTCTATCGCGTGGGCGATGTCCTACAAGGTGGATGGGAACGCCTACTTCGTGCTGACCCGTACGCGGGGCGGCGAGATTGCCCAGATTGACTACGTGCGCCCCGACCAGATGCGGCCAGAGAGTAATTCGCCCACGGTGGCGATTCAACGCTACATCTACACCGTCGACGGGAAAGAAACCCCCTACGATCCCTCTGATGTCATTCACTGGCGGGATGGGAAGGACCCGAACGACCCTCGGCTGGGGCTAGGGCGGCTGAAGCGGCTCCTCGGCGAGATTGCCACGGACAACGAGGCAACCCGCTACACCACGGCTATTCTGCACAACATGGGCATCGTGGGTGGGATGTTGGTCTCTGATGATGCCGAGGCGATGCCTGCCGACAAGGAGCAGGTGGAGCGACTGCGGGCGCACTGGAAGCAGCAGACCACCGGCAGTAATCGAGGCGGGCTGATTATCCCGACGTGGAAGGCGAAGTACCAGGACATCGGCAGATCACCGGAAGAGATGGCGCTGCGGGATATCCGTACCATCCCCGAGGCTCGGATCGCTGCTGTTTTAGACGTGCCTGCGATGGTGGCGGGGCTAACGGCAGGGTCGGAGTCGAAGTCCTACGCCAACTATGCCGAGGCGCGGGAGTCCTTCTGGGAAGAGTGCATCGTTCCGCTCCATACCCGGTTCTGCGCGGGCCTGACGCGCTATCTCTTGCCGCAATACGGCGACGAGATTCGGGGTAACCGCCGCCGCAGGTTCCGCTACTGCTATGACGAGGTCCGCGCCTTCCAGCCGGATATGGATAAGGTGAGTGGGAGGAAGACCAAGGAGTGGATGGCAGACGGGATTACGCTGAACGAGTACCGAGAGGCGGTGGGAGAGAAGGAGTGGGAAGAGGAAGCAGTAGGCAAACTCTTCTACAGCCAGCATACTTCCGCTATGAAGCCGAGCTTGCCTGATCCCGCCGCCCCGCCCGAATCCCAAGGCGATCTCGCCGCGACTGCTGACAACGCCGTGGGCAGAACGATGCCATTCGGCACGGAGAAGAAGGCGCTGGCGGGGCTGAACGGGCACGCAGCGAAGGCGGTGGAGTTCGAGGCGGATGGCGTGGAATACACGACCACCTCCGTCGATGTGATGAAGGTTGCCGCTGACGCGTTCGGTGACGACCTGGAAGACTTCTGGGCTAAAAGACGGGAGCGGTGGAGCGGGCTGCTGGAAGAGGGAGGCGGAGATGAAAGTCCTTGACGTTCTCCGTAATGTGCTTGTGTTCTTGATGATCGTATGGTGGGTGGTAAGTTCTGTATGTGCCCCGATACTTGCCGCGCACTATGCTTTAGGCGGGGAGGTCGGCGGCGCATGGCTGTTTACGGCTTGCTCCATCTGGCTCTGGGGGCTGTGGACGCATTTGGCTCTAAAGATTCGCAGACAGGCTGCTTCTAGCCAGTGAGACGCCCCGCAGGCTCGTTTATAGGGCCTACAGAGCAGGCGTTCAGGCTCACAGCATCCGATGCCGCCGATCTCGCCACGGAACTCTTCCAGCGTAACAAGCGCACCTTCGAGGCCACGGTGAATGCGCAGCTAGAGGCGTTAGAGAGACGGCCCGACTTCCGCCTGACCAACGGCAAGGTGCTGAAGCAACTGAAGAAAGATGCCGTTGCGACAGCCAAGGGGATTGCTTCCACCTACAACCAGGCGTTGGTAGCCAAAACCGACGCGGTAGTGGAAGCGGAACGGACCAGGGGCCTGAACCGAGCCACTCTCGCCAAACGCCTGAACGATTGGGACCAAGAGCGTTCCTTGTGGAAGTCGGCGCAAATCCAGCGCACGGAAGCGGCGAAGACCGCCACGATTGCGACCGAGTTGTTTGTGCAAGTCAGCGGGCTGGAGTCGGAGGTGCGGTATCGGCTCCTGCCGGGGGATTCGGAATACGACCACCCGGATGATTTGGCGGCCATTGCGGGGGAAGTGCTGACGAGCGGAGAGGCGCAGGCAATGCCGTTACCCGCGCATCCCAACGAACGCCACACGCTGCACCTGGCGTTCCCGAAGCAGATGGACAAAACGGCGCTGTGGATGGGGGCTTGACGAGATGGACGCAGACGACCGCAAGTGGCTGGCGAAGGGCTTTGTTGATGCCTTGTTGACTACTGCCGCAACCGAGCTAGTGAAGTGGGCGATAGGGGCACTCAAGGATCGCAAGCCAGTCGAGAAGGATCGGGACGGGTTCGTCGTTGTAGAATAGCAGCATGGAACCCACTCTTCCTCCCGACCGCAAGGCCATCGCCTGCAACTTCCTGGAAGCAACCAAGATTGCCACGCAGGGCGCGAAGGCATACCTCGTTAACCCAAACCCCGGCTGGGGCAATGAGCGGGTCACGGTCCTCGCTCGTTCCAGGGGCGGCAGGTGGGTGCAGAAGTGGGAGAACACCCGCCGCTTGGGGAACTTCCGAGTGGTGACGATTTGCCCGCAGGACCCGCTGTATCGGTTCGAGCAGATAGAGGTGCGGAACGTCTCCCCCGAACTCCTGGCGGAGTTGAACGCCTGGGGCAAGTCGCAGATCGTGCCGCCAGCGGAAGTGAAATGAAGAACCCGAAATGGGCATCGTCCATCCAAAACCCTCGCAGTGAGTACCAATGGCATGGTGCGATGAGTTTGGAGGTCCGTGTCTGGAAAGAAGGCGCGGTCTGGGCAGGGTATTTCGAGATCAATATCCGCCGCCCTTGTAGTGAATTGGTGAAGAGTCGCCGCTTTTATTCGGAAGCGAGCGAAGCTGCCCTGCGCAGAGAGTTGAAACGACGAGCGCGGGCGACAGCCCGAACCCTTGGCTGGCCGCGCCTGAGCCTGCACGAATAACGAAAGCGAATCCTTTAGTACCGGGGCAGCGTTAGATACGTATGGAAACCCTGCACATCTACCTAGTCGATGGCTCGACGGTCACGTATGAGTTAAGCGCGTCCGACTACTTCTTCGTGGCGGCTCAGCTTATTGGTCCGTTCCAGGCGTACCGAGACGCATACCCACGGGGGCACAAGCGTTTCGAGAACCGAGACGGCGAGCTTTCTTCCCGCTACATAGAAGTGCCGACCGGCGCAGAGTCGGATTTCATTCCGCACGCCAGCATCCTGCGGGTGCGGCTTAAAGTAGACGAACGGTTCACGCCCCGTTAGACCGCACCCGAAAAAGTAAAGCACGCGCATTTAGCGACCCAAGGAAGCCTTAACCGGCTTCCTTTTTTCATGCCCGGAGTAACCCTATGGACGAAACCCTTGTAGCCTTTGGCAGCGCCCTGAAGGCGTTGGGTGGCGGAAAAATCGGGGGACTCCTGATCCGCTACTCGGACGCCGATTCCCCTGACCTGGAGGGGGAGTTCTTCACGAAATCGACCGATTTCGGGCTAGAGCTTCCGGCGAAGGTAGGCGTGTACTACAACCACGGCATGGATAAGGAACTCGGCAAGAAGCGCATGGGGCGCGCCGAGTTGAAGGCTACCGACGAGGGGATTTGGTTCGAGGCGCAGTTGGACCTCTCCGACCGTTACCAGGCCAAGGTGTACGAGTTGGCGGAGATGGAGCGGCTGGGTGCGAGCAGCGGCGCGGCTCCTCACCTGGTAGAGAAGAAGGCGGCAGGGAAGGCTACGGAAATCCTCTCCTGGCCGGTGGCGGAAGCCTCTCTCACGGTGACGCCCGCCGAGTGGCGCAATACCGTGACTGCCCTGAAGTCCGTCACGCTCCCCTCGCTAGAAGAAGCGGCCAAGTGCTACGGCTGCGGGATGGCTTACGCGAGCGAGCATCGCGAGAATATCCCCGCCGAGGCGACGATGGCCGCGCTGGAGCGGATGAACAGTGCCCTCTTCTATGGCACCGTCTCCCAGACCATCCGGGACGACAAAACGCCCCTGGCTGACCGCGTAGCAGTCTTACGGAAGGCGTTTGACGATAACCGAGATTTGGCCCTGCGAGTGATTGAAGCAATCCTCCAGGGCACGGGAGACGAGGATGCGGCCAAGGCGCTGGCATCCATTAAAGCTTTGTGGGGTCCAAACGATCCCACGCAGGCGGGGGTGGGGCTTACCCTCGCTTCTCACTCCGAAGCAGTGGTGTCCGCTGTGGAGGGCTACGCCGACCGCCTGGAGTCCAGGCACGAGGCGCGCATCAAAGCGGGGCGGATGTTTTCCGAGGCGAACGTGACGGAGTTGCGCGAGGTGCAGGACAGCCTGGCCGCGCTGCAATCCCGACTCACGACGCTGCTGGAGAAAGCCGCGCCCAAGCAATCAGCGGATACCCCGCAGGATCAGGCCGTGACGGGAGAAGAGGCAACCAAAACGCCATCCGCCTCCCTCCGCCTGGAAACCCTGCGGCTGCAATCGCAAGCCTTGCAACAGCGGTTTGCGGGAGTGATTCAATGAGCCGTTTGGCAGAATATCAGAAGAACGCCAAGGAACGTTTCGACAACGTTCAGGCGATGTTTAAAACCATCGACACTGAGCAGGGCGGCGAGCCGAAGCCGGAACAGGTTGAGCAGATCAAGACCTGGAACAAGGAAGCCGAAGAGTTCCTGACCTCCGCGAAGCAAGCGGAAGATTGGGATGCGCAACGGGACGCAGCCAAGAAGGGCCTGGATTACCTCGGGCAGCCAGTGAGCCGCTTCCAGTATGGCAACGGGCGCGGCGAGGACATCCATCATCTGGTGCCTGCTGCTGTGAATATGGCCGAAGGCTTCGTGAAGTCGGCCATGTGGCAGGACTACCTGAAGACCTATGCGCCCGATGGCCGCTTCCCGGAACGGATGCGTATCAACACCAACCCGGTGAACTTCAACCAGGGGGTGAAGGCGCTCATCACTGGCTCCAGCGATACCTCGGCGGGCGCGTTGTTCCGCAACGACCGGAAGCCGATCCTTGATCCTGGCGTAACGTTCCGTCCGCTCAAAGTGCGGGACCTGGTAAACGTGGGGACCACGACTGGCGATACGGTGGAATACGTGCGGATGGATACCCGCACGAACGCCGCTGCGACGGTGGCGGAGGCTACAGCCACGGGCGGTTCCTCTGGCGTGAAGCCGGAAGGGAACGCGGCGCTGGTGGTCATCACGGAGCCGGTGAAGACGATTGCGGAGTGGATCGCCGTCACTCGTCGCGCCCTGGCGGACGCGGGCCAAATCCGCACGATGCTGGAACAGTTGCTCCGCTATGACGTAGGAGAAAAGCTGGACTCTCAGATGATCTCCGGAGATGGCGTGGGTGAGAACTTCACCGGCATCCTGAACGTCTCCGGCACGCAGACCCAGACGTTCGACACGGACATGCTGACCACGCTGCGGAAGGCGCGCACGAAGGTTAACCTGGTTGGTCGCGCGACTCCTACCGGCTATGTCTTGCACCCGAACGACCTGGAAGAGTTGGACCTGCTCACCGACAACGAGGAGCGGTACTACTTCGGCGGGCCGGTCGTGGGCGGCGTGCCGCGCCTGTGGGGCCTGCCGGTAGTAGAGACGGAAGCCATGACCGAGAACAAGGCCGTGGTTGGGCAGTGGGATCTGGCGATGCTCTGGGACCGGGAGCAGGCGAACATCCTGGCCTCGGATAGCCATGCGGACTTCTTCATCCGCAACCTGATCGCCCTGCTGTGCGAACTCCGGGCGGCGTTTGGGGTCATTCGTCCCAAGGCATTCGTGGAAGCTGACCTCGTCTAACGAGACGGTGTGGTTACAGCGTGCGACTGCGGGGAGGTGCAAAACACCTCCCCGCTTTTACTTGCCCCGCTCGAAACTTCGGGCGTCTCATATCCCCAGGCGGGAGCCTGCTGGGACAGGAGTTAATAGGGTTCACCATGTATAAAAACAGCAGCGCACAGGGGATGCGCGATACCGCCTCCGTCCCCCTCCCCGCTTCCGCTACTGGCCGCGCCCGCATGGCGACCGGCTTCTTCAACGCCGCCACCGCCCTGCTGAAGTTCGCCGCTCGTTCCATCGCCTTCTCCCTCATCGAACTGCGCCCCGTTGAGGCGCACACTGCCGGGGACACGCTCACCGTGGAAGAGTCCGGCTCCATCCACACCAACACCGGAGCCAGCGGGACGATCACCCTCGTTCTGCCTGCCGCCGTGGTCGGACTGGAGTATTTCTTCTTCGTGGGGGCCGCGCAGGAATTGCGGATTGACCCGAACACCACGCAGACCATTTCCCTGCCTTCTACTGGCGTAGCCGGGGCGGCGGGCAAGTATCTGGTCGCGGATGCGGTTGGGGAGACGGTGCATCTCGTCTGCGCCCTCGCGGGCACGTGGTCCGTAATGGGCTATACGGGCACCTGGACCGCAGAGGGCTAATCCTTCGATCACTCTCTTTCAAGCCCTGGGGAAACTCCGGGCTTCGTTCTGTTAGGAGTTACCCGACATGTCCACTCTGAATGGGCGCGAACTGCGGACGGTGGAAGCCAAAACGGCGGACTACACCGTGACCGCGAACGACATCGGCAAGACCTTCACCAACGAAGGGGCGGGGGGAGCGATTACCTTTGCTCTCCCTGCCGCCACCGTTGGCCTCTGGTATCGCTTCAACGTGAAAGCAGCCCAGGAGCTACGCATCGACCCGAACGGCACCGAGACGATTGCCCTGCCATCCAGCGGTGCCCAGCAGGCCGCTGGGGCTTACCTGACCGCCAACGCGGACGGGGAATCAATCGAGATCATGTGCGTGAAGGCAGGGGTGTGGGAATCTCGCTACTACACCGGGACCTGGACCGCAGTATAGGAAGGGAGATAACACTTTGTCTCTCGCAACGACCATCACGACTCAGGGCGGTGAAACGACCGTCAGCAACTCTGCCGAACGGCAGGGCGACCTGATTGCGGATCGCCGCCTCTATCTCAACGCGGCAGGGCAACCGGTGGAAGCCGGGGACGCGAGCCGCACGGAACTGCTGGCGGCAGCGGGCACGCCCATCCGCAAGGAGCGGGCGGAGAAGTTGGGGCTGCGGATGGAGCAGGGTCGCTTGGCTTGGGGGCAACCTGAGAAGCAATTCGTCAGGCAAATGAGCCAAGAGGAAGTTGCCTCCAACGTGAAGCAGATTCTGGCTCACGACCCTGCCCCAACCGCACAGGAGCCTCAAGAAATGGCCTCTGGTGACGCAGGCGACACCCAAGACCCGAAGCCGAAAAACCAGGCCGCCAGCAAGGCCAAACGCAACGGTTAACGTTAACCAATCGCTCCTCTCCTGACCTACGCCCTGGTTAATCACCAGGGCGTTTTCTTTCGGTGCCAAGAATGTTCCTCGGGCCAATCTCCTGGCGGGTAATCGACGCCTCTCTCTTGGAAGTGTCTCCGAGCGGGCAGATTGCCCGTCGCCAGGAACCTTACGCGGCGTGGGCGCGACGAGAGGCTGAACGTGAAATTGCTGCCCTGCTCGCGGGCGAAGACTACACGCCGCCTACTCCTACGGCAGAAGATCGAGTAACCGTCCTTCGTGCCGGGATGATTGGCGGGCCTCCGCGCAGTGGTTCCGCTATTAGCAAGCCCTAACCCCCCCCCATGCCTAACGACGCGCTCACCTACCGCATCGGGGAAACGAAGCGGATCGGTCACCGGGTGGACTCGGATACGGAGTTCATCGTCTCGGCAGCGGTGATTTCCATCTATGACGCGGCAGGGGTAGCGGTCGAGTCGGGAGCCACGGCGGCGGTAGATAACCCCGATGAGGCGCTGTTCCATGAGGTCTACTACCTCTGGACTCCCGACACTGCGGGCGACTACACCTACCAGTTGGTTTATACGGTCGGCGCACAGGATATCGCTCTCACGGGGCTGATAACGGTCCTGCCTGCCGTGAGCAAGTACGACGCCTACATCCACAGGATTGGCCGCGCCCTCGCCGAGTCCGAGATCGGGGATGCGCAGGCCGAACTAGCCTGCCGCGACCTGATGGATGCGGTGTCGGTGGCGGTGCGGGCCTACTCCGACGCTCGCCCCCGGCGCAGGCAGGTGTCGATTGCGCTGACCGCCTCCCAGTGGGAGTATCCGCTCTCGGGCATCACCGGCTGGGAGACGGAGTTTTCCTCGATTGTCTCCCTGGAACCGGATGTAGACGCGACGATTCAAACCCAGTATTTCCTCGCGGAAGCCGATTGGTATGTCGATGAGGAACGGGCGACCCCGGTGTGGGGCTTCCGCAACCGCGTCCCCTCTGCGGGTGAGACGGCCCGCATCACCTACACCGCGCCCCACTCCCTGACCCACACCACCACCACGCTGCCCACGAGGGATTTTGAAGCCATTTGCCTCTATGCGGCAGGCGTGGCGGCAGAGACGGCCTTGGCGAGCCTAGCGGCAAGGACCGAAGCCCCAGAGCAGGGGGCGGAGTTAGTGTCGAGGCGCGATCAGACTGCCAGATGGCAATCCCAGGCCAAGGCCCTGAAGGCGGCGGGCCGCAAGCTGTGGGCGCGGCAAGAGTTCTACCTATGATTTCGAGGTTTAGCTAATGGCAGTGAAAAAGGGTCTTGCGGCACTTCAGGCGGGAGAGGACGGGAACCTCCAGGTTGCCTTCCCTGGTGATGGCGCACCGGGCACCGTGCCGGAGATGAACCCGATTCAGTTTGGCGGCGTGGCGCAATCCACCGAACCGGACTCCACTGCCGATGGGCAGGTGGTCCGTCCCTGGTTTGACGAAGTGGGGCGACTGGTAACCCGTAATGACGGCGCGCTGTCTCCCGCCACGGATGCGGTAGCGCAGGGTGCTGATGCCGCCTCGGCTGGGGCATTAGACGTGCTGGTGACTGACGCCCTGGTTGCTACCAAGGTGGAGATAAAGGCAAGCGCAGGCAGGCTGCATTTCGTCCACGTCTACAACCCGAACGCTTTCGCGGTGTGGGTGCATTTCTACGATGCGCTGGCGGCCAACGTTACAGTCGGCACTACCACCCGCAAGTTGACGCTTGGCGTCCCGGCTTCCGTGGATCGGGCGTTTGTCCTACCAGTGCCGGTAGGCTTTGCGACCGGAATCACCCACGCTGCCACGAAGACGAATGCTACCGGCTCGACTGCGCCCGATGCGGGTCTTTCCGTCTCTGTCGGCTACAAGTAGGCGCGGATTATGCCTATCAGAAACGTAGCCGCGAACCGTGCCACCGTTACTCGCACGCTAAAAACGCCCACCGTCGTCTCCCGCGCTGCCATCACCCGACCACCCTCTGATGAATGGCTGTCCAATGCGGTGATTGCCGCCGCGCTGGAGATTTGGGACCCGACACAGCCATCTCTGATGACAGTTGGCGGCAGCCCGGCAGGTAGTGGCAGCTTGGTAGGTTCCCTGCGCGGACTGCGGGGTATTGAGCCGCTAGTATCCGCCAGCACGGCGCGGATGACGCTCGACCTGACCGGCCTGAACAGCCGTCCCTGCTTGAAGAACGCTGACAGCTCCGCCGCGCAGTACTATGCCGCTGACGGGTTGGGCGCGACCACCTTCACGAACGGTAAATCATGGTCGGTGCTGGGCGAGTTGTACGTGCCTGCGGTCGGTTCTGTGCCCGGTCAGCAGACAGTCTTTTCGCTCGGCAACTCGGCGCAGGCGAACGACTTCCTGCTCCTCTATCTCTCCTCCAGCGCCAGCGCCCCCCGCCTGACCGCCCAATTCCGCGCCAACGCCACGACGATCCTGACTATCACGGGCGGCTGGCTAGCGCCGGGGCTGCATTACTACGGACTGACGTTCGACGGCACGAGCCTGCGCCTTTACATCGATGGCGTGGATTGGGGCGCAGCGGATGTTTCCGCTATCGGCTCCGTCACGTTCAACCGCGTGACCATTGGCGCGAACCGGCGCACGACCGTCACGCAATACCTGACTGCTGGCAGTAAGCTGGGCCGGTGGTTGGTCTGGAACTATACGCTCACCCGCGCGGAGATGGCGTCGGCTACTCGCGCCATCCGCCCCCGCTACAACGGGTGGGCCATCGATCTCTTCCAGGAAGTGGACCGCACCGGCGGGCACAATGCGTTCGGATCGGTCATCTGGCGCGGAGGGGGGTGGGTTTCGACCAATCGCCGCGCCACCTCTCACGCGGCGGTGGATGGAGTGATTGTCGTTCGCACCTCCCCGGACTTCATCACCTGGACCGAGCGAGCGACCCTCGCCACTGGTAGCAGCCTGGCAGAGTATCGGGACCAGCGGCTTATCCCGCTCCCCGATGGGTCTCTGGGCCTCTACACCGTGCGCTGGGAGCCGACTGCGGCGGTGACGCACCGCACCTGGCTGTTCCGCTCCTACGATGGCGGCCTGACCTGGGATGCGGGACGGCAAGTGGGCGAAGACAACTTCTGGAAGTGGGGCCTCGGCGCGTGCCCGGACGGCTTGCTCCGCTCCTTGGAATACAACCTCAAGGCCGGAACCCCGCGCCTGCGGCAGAGCCGGAGCCGGGACGGCGTCAACTGGGTGGTGGAGATCCCCACGGTTGACGACACGACCGGCGCGTCGGAAGCGCATTTCGCGATAGGCCGGGACGGCACGCGCTATACCGCCTGTCGGGTAGACAGTGGCGGCCTGCTGCGGTTTGGGGTAGACGCGCCGCCGTATGACGCCCTCACACTCGCCGCCACCTCCACGAGTTTTCACGCTCCCGAACTTCTGATGTGGCCGGATGGGCGCTTGCTGATGGGGGCGCGAACTCAACCGGTGAACCGCCCGGCGGTCGGCTTTCTGGACAAGAGCAGCGGCGAGTTTTCCGTGGGGACCTACCTCCCCGGCGCGACCGACACCAGCTATCACCGCTTCTGCCCCGTGGGCGGCGATATCTACACGGCCTGGTATGGCACGCTGCCTGATCCGAACTACCCCTGCCAATACGTGGCGCGGCTCACTCCCCCGGATTAGTAACTATGCAAGCTCTCCCAATGCAGTTCGATCCGGCCACGCACTGCGATCTGTTCCTCGATTTCTTCGGCGCAACGCCCAAGTACTACCTGCCGGTTACGCTCAACGACGGCAGTGGCGCGGCGCAGATACCGACCACCGGCACGGCCAAAGCCTCTATCGAGGTGCCGCGTTCCGGGGCGCTGGCGGCGGCGCGGCTGGTGACGGAGACGGGCCTGGCAGTCGATGCCAGCAACTACGTGACGGTAACGATCCTGAACCGGCTAGGGGCCGGGGTCGGCGCTGTCAATGTTTTGGCAACCACGCCCACAGGCGTCAACTCCACCAACTCCAGCGGCGGCGCGGCGATCACGGCCAAGGTTCCCTACCCGCTCACCGTGGGGAATGCGGCCTCGGTGAACGTCTCCACAGGGGACGTACTGGAGGTGGTTGTCACCGTCACCGGCACGTTGGGCGCGGCGCTGGCGAATGCGCGGCTGGTGTTGGAAGTCAATACGATCACCCACGAGCTATCCCCGCTGGTGGGACGCACGGCAGGACTGCCGACTTGCACGCCTACCCTGAGCAGCGCGAATGGCGAAGTCAGTTTCGGCCTGACGGCCACCAATGAGGCGCAGTATGTCGGCGCGGCGTTCAACGACCGGCTGATTATCCCTGCGAACAAGCAGTTCTGG